CGAACGAGAGTGATGTGGCGAAGGTCAAGGACTTTTTGGAGGGCGCGATCCGCGAGGCGCTCATGGAATTGTCGAACTACCAGCCGGAGGTTGACCCTGTGCGGACTGGCAGTGGCGCTGTCGAAAATGACCCCGGTGGTGAAGAGGAAGAGCCAAAGCCCAAGCGGAAGGTTGGTCGCCCGAAGAAGGGTCGAACGATAATCGTATGATCGAACAAGCCACCAGACAGAACGCACTGAAGCAAATGGCTAAGGCCATGAAGCAGATGACGCCGCCCCCACGCATGAGCGTGGCGCAATGGGCGGACCACGAACGGCGGCTGGACTCGCAGAGCAGTGCGGAGCCGGGTCGATGGATTACATCCAGAGCAGAGTATCAGCGCGGCATCATGGACGCTTGCTCTGACCCACTGGTCAAAGAGGTGGTGGTTATGTGCGGTGCGCAGCTTGGCAAGTCTGAGATGCTGCTCAACACCATTGGTTACCACATGGCGCATGACCCAGCGCCGATCCTGATGATGCAACCGACTGTGGACATGGCCCAGTCGTTCTCGAAGGACCGCGTAACTGCGGGTCTTCTCCGTTCAACCCCTTGCCTTCGGGACAAGGTCAAAGACAGTAAGGCTAAAGATGCAAACAACACTACGCTTCATAAAGTTTTTCCCGGTGGCGCTCTTTCTCTTGTCGGTGCTAATTCTCCTAGTTCCCTTGCTTCTCGTCCGATTCGTGTTGTTCTTTGCGATGAAGTTGATCGATATCCTCCTTCTGCTGGCGAGGAAGGTGACCCTATATCTCTTGCCAAGCGACGGGCAGCTACCTTCTGGAACAGGAAGATCATTTTAGTATCGACGCCGACCAACAAAAACGCCAGCCGCATTGAGGCTGCGTATGAGGAAAGCGACCAGCGCAAGTTCATGGTTCCCTGCCACGATTGCGGCCATTTGCAGGAATTGACTTGGTCTTATGTCAAGTGGGAACATGATAATCCGCACACTGCCTTTTATTCCTGCTGCGAGTGCGGCTCGATCTGGGGCGATGCGGAGCGCCACAAGGCTGTGTCGAAGGGCGAATGGGTTGCCAATAAGCCGTTCAACGGCGTGGCTGGCTTCCATCTCAATGCGCTTTACTCTCCGTGGTCGGTGCTGTCGGATGCGGTTGAGGAGTTTTTGGCCGCACGCAAAGACCCCATGCGCCTAAAGACCTTTGTCAACACCTTCTTCGGCGAGACTTGGGAGGATCAGGGCGAAGGCGTCGATGATTACGCAATCTCCAAGCGCAAAGAGGATTACGAAGGCATCCCTGATGACGTTGTTGTCCTCACCTGTGGCGTTGACGTTCAAGATGACCGTTTAGAGGTCGAGATTGTGGGCTGGGGCGCTGGCGAAGAAAGCTGGCAGATTGAGTATCACGTTCTGTACGGTGACCCATCCAGTCCGGCGCTCTGGGCGAAGTTGGATGATATTATTCTGGCGACATACGAGCATCCAAGCGGTGAGCCTATGCTGATCCGCGCCACTTGCATTGACTCTGGTGGTCACCACACCCGCGCCGTGTATAACTATGCCAAAACCAGAGCGGGACACAGAGTTTTTGCCATCAAGGGTGTTGGCGGAGAGGGTAAACCTATTGTCGGACGGCCTTCGCGCAACAATATCGGGAAAATACCGCTTTACCCCATTGGCGTCGATACTGCGAAGGAATTACATTACGCAAGATTGCGAATTGATGAACCCGGCGGCGGTTATTGCCACTTTCAATCCAAGCGCGATGATGAGTATTTCCGCCAGCTAACGGCTGAAAAACAAGTGGTTCGCTATCATAAGGGTTACCCCACAAGGGCGTGGATCAAGACGCGGACTCGAAATGAGGCACTTGACGTTCGAGTTTATGCGATTGCCGCTTTCCATATTCTCAATATTAATATAGATAGCATAGTCAAGCGGTTTCATGCTACTATAAACCGCAGGACTGAAGCTCTTTCTGGAGCCGAAGATGTGAAGCCGCATCCACTGGTCTCAAGAAAGGGGCCAAAAAGAGGTGGTTTTGCTAATAACTGGCGTTGAGGGATAATGGCAAACCTTTTTGATGAAAGCAATGCACCAGAAGGCGAACCTCTGAAGATTGTCGTTGGAGACTTTCTTCAGTGGAAAAAGACGGCTCTTGCTGAAAGTTATCCCCCTGCCAGCTATTCGGCGGAGTATGTGGCTCGTGTAGCATCGGGTCAAAGCAGTGAGATTAAGTTAGCCGCTACTGAGCGCACAGGATATTATCTGTTCCAAGCCACCAGTTCAACTACCGCATCGTTCGAGACTGGTTTCTATCACTGGCAGCTTGAGGTCACGCAGACATCTAGCGGCAACCGCATAGTCGTAGAGCGCGGCGAGTTCGAGGCGATTGCCGATCTCGACAATAACGGCGCTGATCCTCGCACCCATTCTGAGATTATGTTGGATAAGATTGAAAGTCTGCTAGAGGGTCGCGCTGATAAAGATGTTTCGTCTTATTCAATTCAAGGTCGCTCGATTTCTAAGATGACGATTTCTGACCTGTTGCTATGGCGTGATTATTACCGCAAAGAGGTTGTAAAAGAACGCCGCGATAACGCAATTGAATTGGGTAAGCCCACTAAAACCACGATGAAGGTTCGGTTCCTATGAGTCTTTGGCGCGAAGCATTTGGTTTGCCACCGAAGGCAAAGAACACTGTCGCAAAGCGTTCCTATCACGCTGCGAACACAGGTCGGCTCTTTGCCGATTTCTTGGCTTCTGCCCGTAGCCCAGACAGCGAGTTAAAGCCTGATCTCGTAATTATGCGTAACCGCGCACGGGCGCTTGCTCGTGATGACGTTTATGTCAAGCGTTACCTAACGCTGCTCAAGACCAACGTGGTTGGTGAAAAGGGCATGACGCTACAGGTCAAGGCCCGTAACACAGACAATTCTTTGGATGTCATTGGCAACCAGATCATCGAAGACGCTTGGGCGCAGTTCTCCATGAAGGGCAATTGCACATCTGATGGGCGTCTAAGCTGGATTGATTTGCAGAAATATGTGATGGAAGCCACAGCCCGTGATGGTGAGGCTTTCATTCAGATTGTCCGAAACCGCGCCTTCATCCACGGTATCGCTTTCCATCCCATCGAAGCCGACATGATCGACGAACAGAAGAATGAGCGTGCCAAGAATGGCCGCGAAATTCGCATGGGTATCGAACTTGACGAGTATCAGCGCCCAGTCGCTTACTGGGTCAAGAAGCGTCACCCCGGCGATCTGGACTTTGCGACTTACACCGTGAACGTATCTGAGCGCATTGAAGCCAAGAACATCATCCATGTCTATGACCCGCTTCGCGCTGGGCAGACACGCGGTGAGCCTTGGATGGCTCCGGCGATTACCCAGTTGAAGATGCTGAACGCGCACAGAGAGGCTGAGTTGGTCGCTTCGCGCATGGCGGCGTCGAAGATGGGCTTCTTTACGTCAGACAATGGTGAAGATGCCCCTGCGGACGATTACGATAACGGCGTGCCAATCATCGATGCGGAACCCGGCACATTCCACCAACTTCCCAACGGCGTTGATTTCAAGCCGTTCGACCCGACGCACCCAGCGACGGCCTTCGTTGAGTTCCAAAAGGGTGTCCTGCGGGGCATCTCATCTGCGCTGAACGTGTCTTACGCCTCACTGTCGAACGATCTTGAGGGGACATCCTACAGTTCAATCCGTCAGGGCGCACTTGAAGAGCGGGATGCATACAAGATGATGCAGCAGTTCTTGCTGGAGCATTTCGTTATGCCAGCTTACTCTGCATGGTTGATGCATGTCATGGAGTTCGGCTATATTCCGATCCCAGCGACACGTTTCCCTAAGTTTTTCGCGGCATCGCATTTCCGCGCACGCGGCTGGCAATGGGTCGATCCATTGAAGGAAGTCAACGCGGCTGTTACCGCAATGCACAACGGCATTATGTCAATGCAAGACATTTCCAGTCAATATGGCCGCGACATTGAAGAGACCTTCAGTCAGTGGCAGCGTGATAAGGAAATGGCTGATCAGTTCGGTCTTGAATTGGCCTTCTTCCCGTTTGGCGGAGATGCCAAGGCCAAAATTGCTGAGGAAGACCCTGATGCCGTATAAACCAACAGACGGTATGAAGACAGAGGCCCAGCGCGGTCTTGATTGGCGCGAAGAATATGGCCGTGGCGGTACTGAAATCGGTATTGGCCGTGCGCGTGATATTGTCGCAGGGCGGCAGCTATCTGAGGATGTTGTCAAGAGAATGTACAGCTTCTTCAGCCGCCATGAGGTTGACAAGCAAGCCGAAGGTTTCCGTCCCGGCGAGGAAGGCTATCCATCCAACGGGCGCATAGCTTGGGCGCTCTGGGGCGGGGATGCTGGGTTCTCATGGTCAAAAGATAAGGTAAAGTCTATGGAAGAAAATCGCGCTGCGCCGGAAGAGGTCCAACACCAGTTGAATGATGGTGATTTTGATGGTATTCATTCTGAAGAAGCAACTGAGGATCAGTTAATGTCGGAAGAAGAAAGCCGTGCAACGGTTAAAATCGAGATAGAAATCGACACTGAAGGCCATACTGAAGAGGAAGTGGTCGAAGACGTTGTTGATGAAACCGTCGATATTTTTGAAGAGGAGCGCAAGGCTCCTGTTGAGGTGTTGCATCGCGCCATAGACATGGAAGCGAAGGCTGTTGACGAGAAGAAGCGGACGGTTGACATCGCTGTCTCGTCTGAACTGGCGGTTGACCGCTCATTCGGAAAAGAAGTTTTGGTCCATGAGATGGGCGCTATTGATTTAGCGTTCCTCGCATCGGGCCGCGCACCACTGTTGCTCGATCATGATATGGAGCGTCAGATTGGTGTTATTGAATCTGTGGAACTCTCTGGGGACCGCGTGCTTCGAGCCAAAGTCAGGTTCGGGCGCTCGGCACTTGCTCAGGAAGTATTCCAAGATGTTGTTGACGGTATTCGGTCGAACGTGTCGGTTGGGTATCGCGTCAACAAAATGGAGCGGTCCACGACGAATAAGGACGAGTACCTTGTTCGCTCTTGGTCGCCCCTTGAGGTATCTGTCGTTTCAATCCCTGCTGACCCGTCAGTTGGCGTGGGTCGTAGCGCGGCTGCTCTCGAACCCAAACCCACTGTTGAACCATCCATCAAGAAGGAAGTCAAAATGACTGACGAAGTAAACTTGGATGCGGTTCGGGCCGAAGCAAATGCTGCTGCCGCTCGTAACGCCTCCGAAATCATCGCGCTCGGCGCACGCCACAACAAGCGTGACCTCGCTGACGCAGCCATCCGTTCGGGCAAGAGCATTGAACAGTTCCGTGGTGAACTGCTCGACGTAATCGGTTCGGACAAGCCGCTTGAAAGCGAAAACATTGGTCTGACGAAGAAAGAAGTTCGTCATTTCTCGGTTGTTCGCGCAATTGCTGCTCTCGCAAACCCAACTGACCGTCGTATGCGTGAAGCTGCTGCATTCGAGTTTGAAGTCTCGGAAGCCGCCGCAAACCGCTATGGTCGCGCTGCACAAGGCGTTATGATCCCAACCGACATTCTCGGCGTATGGGGCAAGCGCGACTTGAACACCAGCGATGACAACGAAATCGTTGCAACCAACTTGCTTGCTAACGAGTTCATCGACGTTCTGCGCAACTCCTCGTCCGTAATGCAAGCTGGTGCGCGTATGCTCCCCGGTCTTGTTGGCAACGTAGCAATCCCTAAGAAGACTGCTGCTTCGTCGGGCGGCTGGATCAGTTCTGAAGGTGGCGCTGCCTCTGAATCAGAACCAACCTTCGGCACGGTGTCGATGTCGCCAAAGAATGTTGGTGCATTCACTGACATGACTCGCCAACTTATCCTCCAATCAACCCCTGCTGTTGAAGCATTGGTCCGCGACGATTTGACACAGGCTCTGGCCTTGGCAATCGACAAGGGTGCATTGGAAGGTTCGGGATCGTCCGGTCAGCCAACTGGTATCTTGAACACCTCCGGTGTCAACAAGCCAACCGCGTTTGCTGCTGCTGTTCCAACCTTTGCTGAAATGGTTGCGATGGAAACTGCTGTTGCAGAAGACAACGCTCTGTTCGGCAACTTGGCCTACATCACAGACGCAGCCACTTACGGCGGTCTGAAGACGAAAGCCAAGGACTCTGGTTCGGGTCTGTTCGTCCTCGAAGGTGGTCAAGCCAACGGTTACGATGTAATCCGCACTCAGCAAGCAACTGCTGGTAACGTATACTTCGGTAACTTTGCTGACTGCCTCATCGGCATGTGGGGTGGACTCGATCTTCTGGTTGATCCATACACTGCTTCGAGCAGCGGCACTGTTCGTGTTCGTGCGCTTCAGACTATTGACGTTGCACTTCGCAACGCAGTATCGTTCGCGTACAACAACGACACGGTATAAGAAATGTTGGGGACCGGGATTTGGAAGTCATCTCGGTCCCCGACTTCTCAGGAGGTTTTCATGCAATATAAATGTATTCGTGGTGTTGTTACATCGCAAGGTCCGCTCAATGCGGGTGATATTGTCACGCTTCCTCACAGCGAAGCATTTTTGCTTTTGGCCGATAATAAGCTGGAGATTTACCAAGAGGTCCGCGTTGCTGAACCACCTGTGGTTGAGAACCGTGATCCCGTGATCTCGCGTGGACCAAAGCGCAATGGGCGTTGAGTCCGCCGCTGATATTTTAGATTTCTTCGAGGTCGATGACTTTGCGGAGGTTGCCACCTACACGCGAGTGGGTGGCAATGCTGTATCTGTGACTGGCATCTTTGACGAGCCACAGGCCAGTCGCAATGCTACCGATCTGATCGACATCACAATTCCATCGCCCCAGTTCGTTTGCCGCACGGCTGATGTTCCTTTGGCGGCTGACGGGGACGCGATTGTCATTCGCACTGTCAGTTACACTGTTCGCGTTGTTTTGACCGACGGCACTGGCGTATCGACGCTGATACTCGAAAAGGTATAATATGAGCCATGTGAGGCAACAGATTAGGGACCGTGTTGCGACACTGGTAACAGGTTTGCCTACCACTGGCGCGAACGTCTACAAGATGCGCCGCTATGCGCTTGACGATGCCAAATTGCCAGCCATCTGCGTTTACACGATGGACGAGAGCAGTTCGCTTATTACAGTCGGCACTCGCACGCTGCGCCGGGTCATCAATGTGGCGATTGATATTGTGATCAAGGGGGCCAGCACTGCGGTGTCGGATTCCATTGATACCATCTGCGTATCGGCTGAAGAAGCTATCGCTGCGGATTTCACTCTTAATGGTCTCGCCAAATCTTGCATTTTGACTAGCACTGAGATAGATATTAATGTAGAAGGCGAAAAATCAATTGCGTCCGCAAGGCTGGTCTACACCGTAGAATACATCACCAGCATAACGGATGTGGAGACAGCACGATGAAAATGGTTAAAGTCTATAACAAAACTGGCGATGAGATACTCGCCTGTGAGGTTGATCTGGACCGCTATGCTCAGATCGGCTGGACGCCCGTCAAAGAAAAGCCCAAGGCGAAGCCAGTGGCTACAGAGGAGACTGAGTAATGGCAACGCATACTGGTTCAGAGGGAACTGTTAAGGTTGGCTCAAACGCCATTGCTGAAATCCGTTCCTATTCGCTTGAGGAAACCGCTGACACCGCCGAAGATACTTCGATGGGCGACAGCTATCGCACGTTCAAAACCACTCTGAAGGCGTGGACCGGATCGGTTGATGTGTTTTGGGATGAGACTGATACGGACGGTCAGGTGGCCCTTTCTGTTGGCTCCACAGTCACTGCTAACTTTTTCCCAGAGGGCGCTTCTTCTGGCGTATCTGAAAAGTATTATTCCGGTGAAGCAATCGTTACAGGCAAGACTGTAACTGGCAGCTTCGACGGCATGGTCGAATCCACAATCACGCTTCAAGGCACTGGTGCTTTGACGCTCTCCACTTTGTCGTAAGGACTACTTAGATGGCAACGCATACTGGCTCTGAAGGCACTGTTAAGGTTGGATCAACCAACAGCATCCTCGAAATCCGTTCCTACTCGATTGAAGAAACCGCTGACACTGCGGAAGACACTTCAATGGGCGACAGCTACCGCACCTTCAAGACCACGTTGAAAGCGTGGACGGGTTCGGTTGACGTATTTTGGGATGAAACCGACAGCACTGGTCAAGGCGCTCTCGTCGTTGGCTCAGAAGTGACTGTTCGCTTCATGCCAGAAGGTTCAGCATCCGGTGACGCCTATTTGACGGGTAACGCCATAGTAACTGGCAAAACTATCACGGGCAGCTTTGACGGCATGGTTGAATCCACAATCACTCTTCAAGGCACTGGTTCACTGAGTGCTGCTACGGTCTAACTTCAAAGGATATAGTTTATGAGTATTTCAAAGCGTATTGCAGAGCGTACATCGACCAAGACACATATCGAGGTCGCAGAATGGGGTGAGAAGGGGTCGCCGGAAAAAGTTTATTACGGCCCCCTGCTTGCTGGTGAATTGAACCGCATCCAGCGCAAGCATCCCCAATTCCTTAATAACGCATCGTTTGAGGCGATGGTCGATCTGATCATCCTCAAGGCGGAGAACGGTCAAGGTGAAAAGTTATTCACGCTTGAGGACAAGGCCATTCTGATGCGTGAAGAGGTTGGTGTTATCTCGACTGTAGCCGCTGCGCTTATGAGCGGAACCAGTGTCGAAGACGCGGAAAAAAACTAGCCAGCGATCCGTTCAGATTCAATTTACTGACCTTGGCGGATCGGTTGGGTAAAACCATCTCAGAGATTGAAGAAATCTCAATAGACGAGTATAACGAATGGGTCGCTTACTTTAAGCTGGACGCAGAGAGGCAGAAAAAGCGTGGCTCAGGATCAAAGAGTTGAGTTTCTATTCGCGGCTCAGGTTTCTGGGCAGGAGCAGCTTCAGAAGCTAATATCTTCTGTTGACTCTCTGCGCAAAGAGACTGAGCAACTCAAATCCGCTAATGCTGGTCTAGCTTCATCCACTGATGCTGTAGTCCGCAATGGTGTGCGTTATAATAGTGCGCTTGATGCGCAATCTAAGGCTCTGCGTCAAAGCCGCCAAGGCACTCAGCAGCTTGGTATGCAGATCAATGACTTTGCCACCAGCGTATCGACTGGTGCAAGTCCGCTCCAAGCATTTAACCAACAGATTGGTCAAGTTGGCTACGCCATGTCAATGATGGGCGGTAGGCTTGGCGCGGTTGGAAACTTCCTTGCTGGTCCTTGGGGTGCTGCACTTCTTATCGGAACAATGGCGGTAAGCTATTTAATTGAAACTCTTTCCGCTGGTAGTGAGGCTGCTGCTAAATTAGACGTTGCTTCGTCATCTTTGGGTGAGGCTCAATCATCCCTTGGCGATATGTTTGATATATCTACAGGCAAGATCAAGAGCAACACAGCCGAAACGCGCCTCAACACGCTTGCCAAAATTGCAAATCTAAAAGTTATGGCGGCAGAGGCCCAAGCGGCTGCTGATGCGCGGTTTAATAATATTGTTGACCCCGGCGTTTTTGAACGAGCCAAAAACATTGGAGCGGATGTACTAGGGGCCATATACACCCCTGGCGCTGGCATGTTCCCAGGCGTCTTCAATAAAGATTTTGTTGCGAACTTGGAGGATGGCCGCAGAGACGTTGTGGCATTCTATAAGGTTGCAGACGCTGCGTTCGAGGAATTGGCTAACGGATCAAAGACCGCTGGTGCAGAAATTGAAAACCTATTTAAGAAGGGTGATCAAAAATTTCAGCAATATCTCCTTAATAGGATGAAGTCGCTTTCCTATACAAGGGGCGCTGAATTAGCGCAGCAATCATTCGATCAAGGCGTTCTTGATTCCGCGCTTATAAACCCAAAGAAAACAAGGGAAAAAAAGCCAAAGGCTGTTTCAGAAGCTGATAAACTTCGTGCTGCTCAGGAGGCAGTAATTGCAGAGTATCAGTCAGGAGCCTTAACGCTTGGTGAATTTGAAACTAAGCTGGTTGCCGTCACAGATGCTTTTCAAGATGCTCAAAACCCAGCACAAGATTGGTTGAAGCAGTTTAAGGAAGCTAATGACAATGTTGAAAAGTTCAAAAAATCAACAAATGATCTGACAACAAAGGCGCTGCCAGATTACATAAACAAACTGCGCGACTTGGAAGCCCAGTATGAAGGCATTCAAAAAAGTGAAAAAATGACAAGCGATCTTCAGGTCGGCTTCATGAATGCAATTAAGGCTGCTGCTACTGGCCCGATAGATACCCTTATTAAAAAGTATGAGTCACTTCATACTGGTATGACGCAGTTTGAGCAGGATCAGGCTGCGGCTAAAGCTGTGCTTGATGCACTGAGCGCGGAAACTGGCGAAGCCGCTGGCGTTGGCGCTGATGCCGCTAGGGAGGCTATCGGCAGACTAGGTCAAGCAATGGAAGACGCTAAAATCAGAGAAAAAAATGAAGAAATAAAGAACTCATTTGAAGCAATTGGCAATGCTGTTGCCAACTCATTTAAGGGCATGATAACTGGCGCAATGTCTTTTAGGGACGCAATGAAAGGTATCATTGGTGCAGTCATTGATGAGTTGTTTAGGCTTTATGTTGTTCAACAGATTGTTGGCGTAGTAAAAGGCGCATTAGCAGGTATTGGCCTACCAGTACCCACAGTACCGGGCAAAGCAATCGGCGGCTCCGTAGGCAAGAACAAACCTTACATGGTCGGTGAGCAAGGTCCAGAGTTGTTCATCCCCGGCGGCAGCGGCACGATCATCCCTAATCGC